GCCTTTACTACAACAGAAGAGAGACATAACAACTAATGCTGGTGAGAAGACATGGAAATGTAAGAGGAGTAGTATAGATGGTAGATGTTACAGAGATCCTCAAGATCCTGGTAACATGGTCTTTGTTCCTGTGGGGTTAGATGAAAACACTTACGACTACAATAGATCTAACTATACAGAGCTGGAACAGTTACAGATGTGGGCTGGTCAGAATATTACCAGTAATGCAGCAGTGCAAACATGGTTAGGTCACCCTACGGCAGGTGATCCAGCAGGTACACCGCATTCTGTAGATTATACTGCATTAGTCGTATCACCATGCACTAACAATATACCACCTAATGAATGTTGGGATACTTACGTGCGAGGAGTTAATGCATCTGACGGTCCTCTTACTGTATACTGTGGTTATGATGCAAATGGTAATGGTATAGCAGGTCAGACTTATTGTCAGGTACCTCAATTACAACCTAGTAATAGTTGTTTAGCATTAGATAAATGTATGGATGCTTCTATTGCTATTAATCCTCAACGTATGACTGGAGGTAGGTTGCAATTGGGTGCTTATAATGGTACCATGACTGTAAGAAACTGGTTAACAGGTGGAGTTATAGCCCTGGGTAGATCGTTGAAGAATTATGGTAACCCATTCTTTGATGAATGTAATGAGACTGAAAACTGGACTGATGGCACATCATTAAACGACACTATATTCCCTAAGAGGTTATAATATGGCATTTGGATATCTCTTACCTGTATCATCTTTAAACGGACTACCTTGTAGTGGGCATGGTTTATGCTTACCATCTACTGTGCACTCTGTACAGGCGTGTGGCACCCCTCCAATCCCCTACAGCATAGTCATTAAGGAATATACGTGTTGGTGGCCCCCTCAACCCCTAATTCCTATATTCCCTGTTACTCCATATAGGGCAACTGTGCAAGTAAATCGGATTCCGATTATGTTACACGGTGATACATTCATGCCACACATAGCGGTATGTACTAATATTGTTGTGTACATGTGTCCTTGTGGTAAAGCGACCTGTCCAACGCCCACTCCGATACCTTGTAGCACCCTTACAATCGAAGATGGGGGTGGTGTAGGACATACTAGGATCCTTATGGCAACAACTTTGACAGTATTTGCTTTGAAATTACCAATTGCTCGTATCTTAGATCCTCTAGGTGTTGGTTTTTCAGGATTTAGTTACCCTTGTTCATCTGTGGTTGCCTGGGGGCATGCAACTGTGCTATCATCATAGTAGTTTATTAACCAAACATGGCATTATACGGTACAAATGGAGATTGGGTTGCTCCTCCATCGAAGAAAACAAGGCAAGGTAACTCAAAAAACACGAAGATTTCTCCCACTTCACGTAACGCTGCTAAGAAAAGGTATAGGGGTCAAGGAAAATAGTCAAGAAACCCTATAAATAAAAGATATAACGATAAATATCTTTGCAAAGGTAGATAAGAATGCCTTCTTATAGGTTCAGATCAGAAAAATATGTCAGTAGAGGGTTTAAAGACTTAGCAACTTCGTTTAATGCTAACCCTGCTACTGGTGATTTTGGTGTGGTTAAGAATGAGAATGCTATTAAGCAATCTGTTCGTAACCTCATCTTAACTATGTTCGGAGAAAGACCATTTCAACCCTCCATAGGATCGAAAGTAAGAGAGCTTTTATTTGAACCATGGGATCCATTCAGTGTTGATGCCATGAAAAGTGAGATCTATAACGTTATAAACCGACTAGAACCACGTGTTGTATGCACTGGTGTTAGTGTTCGTGATGATTCTGAGGTTAACTCAGTACAAATAGCAATAGATTATACGATTGTTGGACAACAGGAAGTCCAAAATGTCGATTTTCTACTAGAAAGAGCATAAAATGGCAGCAATTCCATCACAATTAACGTCGCTAGACTTCTTTGAGATCAAAGAATCCATTAAATCATACCTTAGAACTCGAAAAGAGTTTACTGATTATGATTTTGAGGGTAGTTCTGCATCATATCTGATCGACATACTAGCATATAACACATATTATACTGCCTTTAACGCTAACATGGCGTTGAATGAAGCATTTTTAGAGACTGCAACGGTTAGAGATAACATTGTAAGGATCGCAAAGCAGTTAAATTACACTCCAAGGTCAATTAAAGCACCTAGAGCATGTGTAAGAATGACAGCCCAAGCTACAGTTGGTCTAAATGGTACTACTTTTCCAGAATTTGCTACCTTAAAGAAGGGTGATGTCTTTGTTGCTGACAATGAATATGATACTTACACCTTTGCATTGACTCAGGACATCCAAGTACCTGTAGATAGTGGTACTGGATTAGCAATATTTGATAATGTCCTAGTATATCAGGGTAATTTATTAACTTACAACTATACAGTTGACTATACTAAGAAGCAAGACTTCGTTATTCCCGATGAAAATGTAGATACTGGTCTTTTAACAGTAGATATTTCTCCAACTGCTCAATCATCAGAGACTGATACCTATAGTCCTGCTACAAATGTCACAAATTCTGATGGTACATCCAGAATTTACTATCTGGAAGAGACAGATGACATGAGATACCGTCTAGTTTTCGGAGATGGGTCTATTGGACGTAAATTAATTGATGGAGAATACATTACTATCACTTATGTCTCTACAGATGGGGTTGAAGCTAACGGTGCAAAGGGTTTTAACTTCATTGGTAACGTAGTTGACAGTGATAATAGGGTTATTTCACCTAATTCTATAGCATTAACAACAAAAGACGCTGCTCAAGACGGTGAAGACCGTGAAACAGCACTTTCTGTCAAGTTTAGAGCACCTAGAGCGTATGCTACACAAAATAGGGCGGTTACTGAGAATGATTTTGAGCATATTGTCTCTGAAATCTACCCTCAAGCAGCATCTGTAACAGCTTTTGGTGGTGAGAAGCTATCTCCACCTGTTTATGGTAAGGTTTATGTTGCAATCCGACCAAAAACAGGAAATAAACTCAATGAAACAACTAAACAGAAAATTAAGAAGGATTTATTGAAGTATTCTGTTGCTTCTATTGAGCCAGTCATCATTGACCCAACAACATTCTATGTTATTCCTAAATCTTACGTTTATTACAACGGAAATGACACTAGTTTAACTGGTGCACAACTTGGTACTAAGATTTTACAAGGAATTGACCAATTTAACAGAAATGGTCAGACAGATAGGTTTGGAAATCGTATCGATGGATCTAAATTCGGTGCGATGATTGATAATGCTGATAATTCCATATCTGGTAATGTTACTCAGATGACATTAGGTCAGAATTTGGATAAATTCGAGTTTGGAAGTGTATTTACTCAATGTTTAGACTTTGGTAACCCACTTTATGATCCATCCAACTATTCTGGTAGTCCAAAAGACGGAGATAACACTGGAGATGACAATAAGTGTAAGCCATCCTTCTCAACAGTGAAATCTGGTACATTTTATGCTACTGGTTACACTGAAGACCTCGTAAACCTTACTTTAAGTGATGGAACTACTTCAGCAGGAGTAACTTCTACTGGAGTATCATCAACTGCTGATAATCAGGTCTTGGTTCCTGTAAATATAAGAGATGACGGTCAGGGTAACCTAATTCTCGTGACAACAAGGGATGAAACCGAATTAACACTTAATCCTTCAGTAGGAAGTGTTAATTATGCAAGTGGTCAGGTCTGTGTTGGTCCTGTAGCAATACAAGGCACCCCAGATGACACTACCAGGTTGCCTATCCAAGTTTTACCTGCTGGTGGATCAATTACGGTACCACCTGGAGTAGATCCTACAATCTTTAACCCAACAGTCAATCCAATTGACTACACAATCAACGATGTGTCAATTCCTACCTTCGATCCGAATAACTTTAACGGTTATAATTTCGGTGACACAACTGGGATAAATATTATCGATTATCCAACGGATACTTTCACATATCCAGTCAGCGAATCCTGTTTCTAAGATAGATGCCGATTACAAAGAATATTAACGTCTCTGATAGGGTCGAAAATCAGTTACCTGAGTTTATTCGTCAGGAAGACAGACAACTAGTCAATTTCCTGTTTGAATACTATAAGTCTCAGGAAAAAACAGGTAGACCCTATGATATACTCAATAATTTACTGAGATATCTTGATCTTGATAGTTATACCTCTGAGCAGCTCGCTAGTGAAACGAAACTGCTTAAAGATATCGGTGTGTACGATCGTAAGATCGAGATTGAAAGTATAAATGGATTCCAGGAGCAGAATGGCTCCATAATGATTGATAATGAGGTAATTTACTATGAATCTGTTACTCGTGGTCCTGATGTCATCATTACTCCTGGCATCTCTTATCCACAATTCAATAAGAAGAAACAACAACTAGAAAATCCCTTTACACTGTTTGATGGGACTGAAAATGTCTTCCCATTAAGTTTTCTAGGTACTCCAGTCGCTCCTCCTTCAGCAGAGCACCTAATTGTGACTGCTTACAACACAATGATGGTGCCAAACGTAGATTACTACGTTGAAGGGTTTAATTTACGTTTTCAGGATGCTCCAAGAGATCAGATCGGATCTGATGACTCAGAATTCACTTCTGTAACTTATTTGGTCGGATATTCAGATCAAGTAATCAAAACTTGCGATTCTATTCCATATCAAGAGTGGCAGAATACAAAAATCTATCCATTACGAATAAGCACAGCACCATACACTCCAACTTCCGAAATTGGATTAATAATTAACAAAAATGGTCGTTTACAAGTTCCATACGTCGATTTTACAGTTTTTGAAGATAAAGTTGTTTTCAAGAATGAAATCGGAGCTGCTGATGCTATTCATATTAGGTCTGTTGAATATACTCCTCCTTCTTACGGTGCAGGAGCCACAGCAATTGCTAAGGTTGCTGATGATGGCACAATAGACAGTTTGATCCCCAAAACTGGTGGATCTAAGTATAGACTTGATTTTGCACCTAGAGTTACTATCACAAGTAACACTGGTACTGGATCTACAGCAAAATCACTAATTGGTGGTATTAAAGATATCAATTTGATTGATGGTGGTCAAGGATACACTTCTTACAACCCACCAATCCCTGTTGTTGTTTCACCTACTAATTCTAACGGTACACCAGCACAATTATCACTTACAGTCAATGATGTGACTGGAATGGTTGATTCTGTCACTATTACTAATAGTGGTAGTGGATATGACTTCATTCCTTCTATATCATTTAAGAATCCTGGTGGTGCAGTTATTGAGAATCCTACTATTGACTCTGAAGGTAGAGTTAACGTAGGATCTATCAATGTTAAGGAGATGGGTAGTGGATATAGTAATCCACCTTTAATTTACATCGATGAAGCACCTGATGGTGGAATTAATGCTCAAGCTATAAGTAGAATTAATCAAGATGGACAAGTTTATGAAATTACTGTCACAAACAGAGGTCGTGGATATACTTCTGTTCCTAGGGTGGCAATTGTCAACCCAATTGGTGCTCAGGTACTAGACGTTACTGTAGCATCTGGATCAGTTACAAATATTGAAATGTTGACTGGTGGTCAAGGATATACCGATGCACCTTCAGTTTATATTGTAGATGATAGAAAAGACGGATATGGAGAACCAATAGGTGGCACTGGTGCTTTAGCAGAAGCAACCATCTTTAATGGTGAGATTACAGATATTAATATTACTAGTTTTGGATCTGGTTATTCTACAGAGTTTCCACCTAAAATATACATCGCAGAACCAAAAGCAGCAAGGGCATCTGTAGATGTTGGTTTTGATCAAGTTACTGGATTTGACATTCTGGAAGATGGAGCAGGATATGCCTCCAGTGCCTTCCTAGGATGCTCTAGAGGCGTTTCAGGAGCAGTTGAGTACGATAACCTCCATAATGAGGTATATGCTGGAGAAGCAGCTCTAAGACAGTCAAATCACCTTGCTGGTGCTTATGTTTGCAATCTTGACTCTTTATTCATTAAAGAAGTTTTTGATAAGTTTAGAAGACAGTATCTTCCAACCTTAGATATTGATTTTAGTCAAGTTAACCCTGTACAGGTCATTAAAAATATTAGTGACTTCTATATCTCTAAAGGTACTAAATTATCAACTCAATATC